TTTGGATAATGTATCCTTTAATTTTTGATATTTAGTATTTTTTTTCAAATATGTTTCAGTATAGATATAAATTAATATTTTAATAAAAGATTCAATTTCTTCTAATTGTTTTTTACTTCTAGCACCGGTTATACGTATTTTATATCTATCAGTACTTCGACCTAAAATATCAATACCTATTCCAGGAGGTTTAGATTTTGGCATTGCTTTTAATTTTTTAAGATTTCTTTTTATTTTAGAAAGTACTTTACCATATTTTGTTCTAACAATATCTAATTCTGTTGCAGCATCTTGCATCGTTATATTAAATTGTTTGGATACTTCGTTAATTAATTCTTTGTCCGATATTTCATAATTTCGCATAAAATATAACATTCTAAGATGCATTCTAGTTTTATTTTCATAATTACTAATTCTTTTATATCTTAGATAAGTTCCATATTTACTGAATTCAATTTCTTTCTTTTTCAATGCAACTCTTTTTTTTGGTTCAATTACCAGAGCAATATATGGAAAGAAAAATCTACTAAAATCAGATAAATCATTATGATTAATTCGAAATTTGTCAGGTAAGCTGAATTTTTGAATAGTATTAATAAATGCATATTTAAATTTACTTTCGTCGGGTAAAATAATTTTTATTTTTTTATTTTCATTATTAATTTTTAATAATATATTATTTACATATTTATAAGATTCTTTAACATCATCTATAGTTGCCTTATCCTCTTCTTTCCATGTTATTTTATATTCAATACGACCATTTTCATTCAAATTAATTGAAATATATTTGTCATCAGTTATTTTAATCTTAAATGATATACCATAAGGTGCATTATCAAACCATTTTGATAAAATATTTTGATCATCGATTTTTTTTGTTTTTGTATAAAATTTATAAGTTAGTTGTGAATCAGGTGTTTGGTATTGAATAAAAGGATATTCGTTGGATACAATAAAGCTGTCAAATATTTTATATAAATCAAATTTCTCATCTGATACTGTACCAGTTAAATTTTTAGGATTATAAAGATTAACATGAATAATTGTCTGAAGAACATAATTATTATTAAATAAATCAGTATATTTGTCAGACTTGGTTCTAGTTTCTTCTACAATAGTATAAATCTCTTTTTCTAATTTAATATCATTTTTAATTATACTGAAACTATGTTCATTTTTATCCAATTCTATAGTATTAGTATTTTTTAATAAATCTACTATTTGTTCAAAACGTTCAAAAGTTAGTAATGGAAAATAAATATTAACATAGACTTCATATAAATTCTTTTTTTTATCTGCTTCACTGTCATAATTGATACCAAGTTCATTCATAATATCTAACATATATATTTCATTAAATGTCATAAATTCATCATAATCTCTGATAATATTATTTTCATCATCTTCTCTCTTTATTTTTATTCCAAAGCTTTCTCGTAAATATCCTAGATTATTTCTTAGATTCTCGTATACTGCTAAATTACTATTTGGTTTAATATCAATTTTAAGTAATTCATTTCGTCTAACTAATTTTTGACCTATCATAACTCGATCAACTTGATTTTTCAAATTATATTCAGACCAGAAATATTGGTATTCAGGCAATAATTTTATATTTTCTCCAAATTTTTCACTAATAGGTATTGAAACAGCTATTTTATTTCTCATATTTTGAATGGTATCGTCGATAAAAATATATTGGTCTCGTATATAAACTTTTTCATATACATCTTCTAACTTACTATCATATTGTATATCTTCTAACTTTTCATTAAATTCAACTTCGGTTAGATCAGATTCTTTTAACCATGATTTATCTTTTGTGGCTTCACTAATTAATTTTGCTGTTTCTTTGATATTTTTATCGCTTTCGACTTCTTCCATTGAATATAATTTGGTTAATTCATCAATATCAAAATCTTCAACAACTTCATCATCTAAATCTTCAATGGTTTCGATTTTTGTATCTTCCATATCTTCATCTTCTATTTTTTCATCAATATTATCTTCTTTGATAAACTCTTCATCATCATTACCCCCAGTTTGTTCATATGTTGTAAAATCAACTTCGTGTTTTCGAGTTTTGGTTTTAATCTTATTTCTTGCTATTAAATAATCATAGTAATTAGAAGCAAAGGAATATTCAGTTCTTTTAGTAGTATATACTTCAAAGTGTTTAGTGAACCAGTCTTTTCCAAATTTAGATATTATAGTTTTCTTTTTATTCGGACTTTTTAGAATCATGTTATTTTGATCTTCAATATGATATTTATTAAATAAAAATCTATACCAATACTCATCATAAAAATTTACCAATTTATCAACTTTATTTTTACTAAGATAATCAAGTGTTTCATATAAACTTTTTTTGCTAATACTATTCAGAATATCATTTATTTCATCATCAACTACTGAACCTATAAAAATATATACTATATATTGATTTCTTCTATTATTATTATTAAATTTATGGATAATTTTTATTGGATTATTCATATATTTAATGTGAGAAAGTAAAATATGGAATTAAAATTGTAAAAAATATGTTAATTAAGAATATTTGTATATAATTTCATTCCACAATAATTTACTGGATATTTACTATAATTTTCATATACATATAAATTTAAATGAACTGTTTGTTGTAGGAAAAATTTAAAGATTTTATTGAATAACTTAGTATGTCCGATTTCGGGACACGCAGCATGTGACATTTCATGAACAGCTACATATGTTAAAATATTCAAAGAATGTAATAAACCCTTGTCTTTACATCTCATACAAAAAACAAATTCTTCTCCTTTATTTACTGAATATGAAGTATATTGAGAATAAGGAGAATTTTCGTATATACGGGTTCGATTTTTATTAAAATTTTTTTGTAATAACAGAATATATTTTGCATATTCGGGAAATAGATCTATATTTCTAATCAATGTATTTCTTAGTATATACATATTTTCAATTAATTTATTTAATAGAATAGCACTTTTATTATAATCAGGTAAATCTCTAACTAATACCTTATTACCATTCATTTCAACTAATCTTAAATTTGTTTTATTGGTAAATAAAAATATATAAATTAACACGATTGTTATAGCAATAAAAATAGATTCTTTCATTTATTAATATTTAGATTTAAAAATTTTATTAAAAAGAATATAAAAAAATTTCTATTCTATATTATATAAATGGGAAATATCATTGGTAATATAAATAGTGCAGCTGGTTTCAATAATTCACAACAACAAGATATTAGTTCTACTATTCCATATTTAAGAAAATTGAACACAGATGCTAAAAATTTAATTAATAATTTACCTGTACCTACAGCTAACATTACAAATTTTAATGATACTGAAAATTACGATATGTATAAAATATTTGAAAAAAATAAAGTAGAATCTACAGATTTTAATGCAACATTTTCTGACACATCACCTTTTATTAGTTCTGACTTGTATAATAATTTAATAAAACAAAGTGGTGGCGGTGAAGACGAAGATGAAGATTCTAGTACCACCTCTTCCTCTTCAGATAAAAAAACAACCAAATCTGAATTGCAAGAGGAAATGGAAGAAGCTGTTGAAATAGCAGATAGTAACCAAAGTCCAGAAAATAAGGTTATGTCGGATATATCGGATATATCAGTGTCAGATATACCTGATGAAGTATCTAATGGTTCATATGTATCTTCATCTGCACACACAGACGGTGTTGCTTCTAGTTCATCTAATATTAGCACAATAAGTATTGGTAATAATAAAATTCTATCTGATTCAGTTAATACAAGCGATATTAATATGATTTCAGTTGAAGATTAAAATCACATATGTGTTAACCTACGTAGCGATGTAATGCAATTTGCATTGTTAACAGCAGTTGTCACATATTATTCATTGAATTATAAATAAAATGATAAAACTTTAAATTATTCGGATTAAAAATATCTTCGGGTTGAAATATCTTTCCAGAAGGACATTTCAAATCAGAAAAATCGGTATTTTTTGGTTTTAAATTATTATCTTTATAATAACATTCGCCAACACCATGTCTATCTGTCATATTCCAGGTATCAATAACACGCGAACATATAATATGTTGTAGTTTCCACATGTGCTTATTTTTTAATATATTTTCTGCTTGTTTTGCAGTAAAGAATAATTCCTTTTTAATTATATTTAAATATACTGTTATTAAAGGCATATTCCATGCATATAAACTATTTAATTTGTCGTTAAATAGTTTATACTGAATATCACTACATGCTAACGCACCAACCGCATTTTCTAGCGGTAAAGCGAGTCTATGAGTGTATTCTTCTTTGGTTTCACCAGTCTTGTTTAAAATATAGCACATACTACAGTATCCATCCATGTCTTTATTGGCATAGAATTTATTATCACATTGACCTTTACAGTTCATTTTATAGTATTATTAGATATATTTAATTATAAAAAAATATCAATTTTTATTTTTGTATTGAAAATACTTGTATTGCAATCCAAGGATTGCATTCTAAAAATAACTTCTGATTTGGAAAGAAAAGAAAAAAAAGAGTTTTTTCTTTACCCAAATCAATTTTTATTAATAATAAAAGCGTTGCTTTTATGACATTTATATTATTTAAATGTTTTACAAAAATTTAATACATTAGTTCTTCCCATTTTATCATTTTCTATTTTAATCTTAAAATCATTAAACATTTTATCTGCATTTGGTAAAACCAAATCAAGAAATTGTAAAGATGGTTTCATAATTTGATTAGTCATATAAAACTCATAATCAAGCTTTAGATTATTTTTCATAATATATTCAGGTGTTTCTATTCTTTCACCTTGTAAAGTATCTTTGGTAAGATTTGGTATCTTTACTGCCGCAAATGCAATTCTGTCTCCTGATTGTGGACAATTTCCTGGTTCTCTAATTGAAATTCTATCTGCTAATACCACATGTGCAATTCTAGTCCAATCTACATAACTTTCTTTCATTTTTAATGTTTTACTTGTCAAAAAATATTTAATATTATATTCATTATTAAACATTTTGTCTAAACATTCCTTAGTATATTTTTCGGCTTTATCAGGATCTTTCTCATTAATTAAACAATTAATAATCCCACCACAAATTTCTTTGACAATAGGTGCATTATCACGTCTTTTCAAAACAATTCCATTATAATCCTGTTTGTAATTATCCGGGTCAAATTCATATTTGTTTCCTACATATCTTTTCTTTGTTAGAATTAAGAATGGCCAAAAGGTTTTCTCATATTCTAAATCATGTGGAAAAGGTAATCGACTTTTAATTAATTCTCCGGTGATAACACCCATGTCAATTGATAGAGTTAGAGAACGCTTATCGGTTATCTTTTCTCCACCTTTATACATTTTAACACGAGTTATTTTCATACCATCTTCCACATCCCAATATGGTTGAATCCAATATTCTTTTAATGTCTTTTCAACAAATTTCTTAATTTTATTGGATAACGTTGCGTTGATTTCTTCATCCATATCTTCAGCAACCATCCTATAATTTTCAACTAGACTGATGCCCATCTTGAATAGTTTAACTTTTAACATATCTTTAAAGATAGAATCTTTGGTATAGGTTTTGTTGTAAATATCTTGTAACGTCCATAACCATGGTAAATAACTTTCTTCCATATATTCTTTTAAAAACTGTTTTAACCTTTCATCAATAGGTAATATAGTTTTATAATGTTCTGGTATCGGTAATACCTCAGGACTATTGGGTAATCTTAAATCAGTTATTAATTCGTCACGATAATACTTTTGATGAAGTTCTTCCCACATGGACCTATACTCAAATGGAATAAAGTCCATGATTAATCCTTCTGAAAACTTGATAATATTTTTCCATAATTTGAGACTATCTTTATTCGTTATTTGTTTTGTTTTTTCTCGGTAGCGATAACAACTAAAGATTGAATCGGTGTTATGAACTATAATCGAACCTACACCAGCTTGGAAATGATGGTTTTCAGTTGTTAAATCATATACATAATCTTCGTTTTTAGTCCATAACTCTATTTTTTTAATAACATCTTCTTCTTTTCGTAACTTGGTAGAAACTCGAATAGTATAAATATCTAACTTATCTTTCCTAGTATTTATCGACACTTTATAATCTAATGATTTTGCTAATGTATAAATGGATAATGCTGACACATAACCCTTTTGATCTATTGTTTGACCACATTTTATTTTACTCTCGGTATAAGAGTTATTGAAAAGTCCATCTTTAGACCATTGTTTACTTAAAGTTCCATAATTTGTTTTATACCCATCAGCATCATATAATCCAATCCAAAAATTATACCTAATATTATAATTACTGTTTAAAATATCAGATGAGATTTTTTTTTCCTTATCTGATGTATACATCAAGTTTCTAAAAACTTTAATAAAGTCAATAACTTTATCATTTGTTTTCTTTTTAATTACTAATTTATATACATTCGATGATTTTAATGTATTTAATATAACCCAATCATAATTATTAAAATTTACATCTAATATTTTCTTATAATATTTTAATAAATCTAAATTTTTATTATTCAAACACCATGATGCTTTTTTGCAATTTTCATAATAACCACATGAACCATCTCCCATAAAAAATCCAAATAATCTACTAATATCATTATTGATATTTTTATTAAATACCTTAAATGTATCAGTACTATTTATTGTCGGAAATGAATGTAATAATTTATCACCAACTTTTAATTGTGTAACAGTAACTTTTTTACCTTTATTATCTAATAAAGAATGATCATCTGTTACAATAACACATCCAGAATGTGTCGTGATACGATATAATTTTTTATGTAATTCCAATCTATGTTTCATAACATTAATAATCTTGGTCCATCCATTATCTGTCCATGTATAAATGTTATCTAATTTATTATATACTTTATCTTCTATATTATAAGATTCACTTAAACATGATAAATTTTTAATTTTATCAATAAATATCTTATTATCTTTCATTAATAATAAAGGAGTATCGCCGATAACACTATCACCATATTTGACAATAGGCTGGAATGTTAATTTATCAATATCTTTAGTAACATAATCTTTTATTTTTTTAATTATAGATGTCTTTTCTTCCTTTGTCTTTAATGAGAACCCTTTTAATTCCCATTCTAATAATTGATTAACTACATCTTCTTGATTGTTTTTATATGCATGTTTCAAACCATTTATCAATCCTGGAACAATTTCTTCATCGTATTTTTTGGCAAAGATTAACATTTCCCTTCCTGTTGATGTCGTACATGCTGCAATATCGCGTTCACAAACTTGACTAGTATCTGCACCAAAAGATCCATATAACGAATTAGCAGTTACTTTTAAGGCTAATTGTTTGGCATCTAAAATCTTTTTCTTGAATGGAGTTTCTTCTTTTTTCATATGTTTCTTAACTGCCCGTCGTTCTCCTAGCAATGTTGATAGAATTTTAGGAATAACTCCTAATTGACCATCTACTTTGGCAAAACGACGATATTGAATACTTCCATCGAATTCACGAAAATTAGAATTAAAATATTCCACATCCGGTAAATTATCATATTTATCATTTCTTACAATAGTTTCATGACTCATATTTTTATGTATAATAGATGATGGATATAGAGATGCGTAATCCTTAATAGCTAAAGCTTCATATTCGACTGTTGGTTCGGGATCAAAAACAATTGCACCTTCATAACTTGGTGTTTTTTCATCAGGTTTTTTAACAACAGGAAATACATAACCTTCTTCGCGATAAATTTTCATACAAAGGGAAAATAGTTTAATACCCTGTCCTCTGGTGAACAAAAAAGACAAAGGAACATAACATACATTACTCATTTCGATATTTTTAGTAACAACTTCTAATTTGTTTACTAATAGATTAACTAAACGACAATCCTTAACACAGTATTTAGCTACAACAGCTCTGTCTTCTGGACTTCCTTTAAATAATCTAAAAATATCTTTTGGTCCTACATCATCCTTGGCTTGTGACCACCATAATATTCCTTCTTTAGGTTCTTTTAAATGTTCCTCTAATCCACTAATATCTTTTGAAGTAATGGTTAAAATCTTATTTTCTTTATCAATTTTAACTATTTCGTATTTATGACCTACTTCATCTGATATAAAATCTAATACTAATTCAATATGAATAAAATCATTAATAAAAATATCATCAATACCTTTACAATACAATTTGAATTTTTTTTTACCAAAAGGTTCAATTTTAATAATCTTATCTCTAATAAAGTTTGATGAAACAGAATCCAACTTGTAACTATTTAATTTATAAGTCTTTTGAACATCTTTCATCAAATCAATATGAACTCTTCCCGGTGTATCAAACATTCTAATTCGATTTTCACCTAAAGCAGATGATGCTAATTTAAAATCTCGATAGTTACATTCATAATCCTTTAATTTACTCATCATAGTGATTTCATGTAACAAATTAAGATGTTCATCACATCTATCATGAATATAAGGTTCGTCAAAATAAAAGATATTATAACCTGTTAAAATATCACAATCATTTTTAATTACTTCCTTAATCCACGCGTGAACCATATCTCGTTCGTTATCATACCATTCAACTATAGCACCTTCTACATCCGCTGTATCATCCAAACAAACAATATGTTGACGATAAGGCAATGATTCTCCTAGATAAGTATAAGTTGAACCTATTTGGATAATCTTATCACCGCTACGTCTAGCTTGGGGAAAACTACCATCTGTAGAATGACATTCTATATCAAAACTTAGGATACGAAATGGAGCATTTTGGTCTTTTGTAATTGGTGTAATTTTTCTCCAATCTACTCTTAATTCTATATCACAATAACTTTCCTTTTCATCGTCTTCTATCATAATATATTTTTCAACTGAAACCCACGAACAACCACTTACTTTTTTAGTATGAAAACACCTTAACATTGGTTGTAAGTTTGCTTCATATGTTTTAAAAGTCATTGATTTTTTAGTCAGTCCAGGAATATATATTTTACTTGCTTCAAACATGAAACGAAATTTTTTCATTGCGTAACTGTTATTGAAAACGAGTCGTGCGAATAAAAACTTTTTTCCATTCGTGAAACCTTCTGGAGACATTCTTTCAACAACATCCATACTAAGTAAAGCAGAACGAAATTTAGTCCAGACTTTTTTATTCATATCACTAGTAAAATACTTGAACATCTTTTTACAATTTATTTTTGCTTCTTTCATATCCCATTTTTCGGGCAATTTAATGTAAAAATATGGGGTAAAGTTTACTATTTTCATGTAAACTGATTTACCTTCAAGTGTTCTACCAAAAGTATGAATAATAAAACTTCTAGACCGATTCTCTTCAGATGATTCTTCATCAGATGTTTCGATATTATCTAGCTCATGATCTTCTAACCAATCGTATATCTGAAATTCTAAGGCCATTTATTATATAGTTAATATATATATATAATAAACGTTTATCAATTTTTATTTTTGTATTGAAAATATTAGTATTTTTAGTTTACAACTTTAATTTCTTTTACTACTTTAATATCTTTAATTTGATTTTTAAAATAATCCTGTAGTTTCACGTCAAGGGCTGTTAATTGTTCTTGAGTAATATTAGTTCCAGATAATTCTGTTTTCAGTTGGTCACGAATATCTTGTTTAATTTGGGCTATATTTGTTTTTAAATTAGATAATTCAGATGAACCTTTGTTTTCAAGGTTTCTAGAAAGTTCAGTAAATTTGGTTTGTAATGACGCAAGAAGGCCAGTTGCTATTTGTTGTATTGCAGTAGTATTAATAGATGGCGCAGTAATTGAACCAACTATATTACTTAGATCAATTTGTGTTTTACTATTATCAGTGTAATTTACAACTAAATTTTTACCAACTAATTCTATACCAGTTACTAATTTTTGTCTATTACTTTGTGGCATTGGTAATATTGGTATAGTATAACGAGTACCTCCTTTCATATTAGATAAATTTTTTCTGTATAAAGTATCAAGCGCTGTATCCCCATGTTTGGTTAAATATTTAGTGGTAGAACTTTCTAGTGCTATTTCTTGAAGCGTCATACCTGGCTTTGCATACTTTTTTAATTCTCCCTGAGCTAATAAGTTTGGAGCATTGTTATCATAATTTAATAAGTGTTCATAACTAGGGACAAGGTCTTTTAATAATATTATAGTCGCTTTACTTTGTTGAGAAACATCCTCTTTCTCGTTATCTAGTATATTAACTATTTTATGTACAAGTCGATATAAGTTTACTAAATAGTTCTTATTTATTGTAATGTTTTTAATTTGTTCTTTGTTGGCTTGTTGTAATTCTTCAAATTGTTCTGTTGTGACTATATTTTCTGGCATGAAATTATCTAAAGGAATTTTAACTGTTTCTTTGTTAGCATATGTTACCACAAGCTGGTATTTTTTATTTATTTTGTCAAATGCAATATTAGTAATATTTTTACTTGCTAAACTTTTTTTTAAATTATCTTTTTCAACTGAATTAAAATTATCTATATTAAATGGAATTAAAAAACTCATAAATATATAATATGATAGATTTTATATATGTGTTAACCTACGTTTTAATTTGCATTAAAACTTCAGTTAAAACAATCGAGACAAGCGAAGCAATCTAGATTGCATTTACTTAACAGTAAATGCAATGCAATTTGCATTGTTAACAGCAGTTGTCACATATTTATAGATATAAAGATTATTTATTGTGCTAACCATTTTCTATATAGAGAATCAAGAGCTGTTCCTCCATGTTGGGTTAGGTATTTGGTGCTTTGTTCTTTAGAAAACGGCTTTCCTACAACTACATCAGCCTCTGTTCCGATGTCAATACGCTCTACTACTCGACGGTCTTTAATTGCTTTTAATTCAGTTTCTAAGCTAGTAATCTTTACATTAATTGGGTCTAAATTAAACTCTGGAATATTTATATCATTAATTGTTTTTTTTAGGTTCTGTATATCGATTTGAATTTGTGCATCTGACTCTCCAGGTTGTAGCAGTTTAATTTCATTTTCAAGTTGGCCTACTTGGTTATTAAACTCTATGGTCATTGTATTAATAAATTTCGTTAGTTCCGTTATAGTTTCTTTATTACTTCCTATGTGTGTTTTTTGTTCTACTTGCTGGCTCACAAGGTCAATAATGCTATCCTTATTCGTATTCATTTCTTTTAGCAAATCTTCAATCGCTTCTTCTGAAATACCCCTCTGTTTTAATATTCCAATTATCTCATTTATATTTTGCATATCCAGTCCTACTTCGAGGTCTTGTTCTGATCCATCAGTATATGTAACTAAAAGTTTTCTATTAGCTCTATCAAAATTAACATTACTGATTTTGGGTTTATTTTGTGATAAAATTTTTCTTAAATTAGCTCTTTCAACTTTATCCATATCAAATGGAATTAAAAAACTCATATATATTATTATAGATAATAAATATAATCATAGATTATAAATATAATTATATATTAAAAAAATTATATTATTTATTTTTACTCAAAAGTTCTAATAGTGTTTTCAATTCAGTTTTCCATATATCAGAACTAGTCAAGTCAAGTAGTGTATTATATTCTATTTCTTTCTCGTTCATTTGTTTCTTCAATTCTTCTATTTTTTCGTAGGTTAGTGTGTAGATAGGCATACCCAATAGATAGTTATATGATTTGTTTTCGGTATCATCAATTGATTTCCCATATTTATGAAATTTATGTTTAACCAAATCACTTTCAATTTCAGCTCTTTTTCTATTATTAACCACAAGTTTATTTTCCACAACCATTAGAATAAACTTGACTTTATACGACAGAACATTTAATTGATATTTCAATTGACTTAGTTGATAGTCCCGTCTATTATCATATAATTCTAATCTTTTACCAAAGTATTCTATCATAATTTCTTTAACAGAATTATATTTTTTAATACTTCCATTAATGGAATATAGATGCATATTTGTTAGTGATGCCTTTTTAACTAGATGAAAAGTCTTTTCAATCTCATCGCTCGACATTTGTTCTAACTTATCTTTGGCAAATTCTAATTCAAAATGAACATTTTCATCAGTATTATTATCTTTATATTTCAGCAATAATACTTTTGATTTATCTTTTTTATTAGATTCGACATCTAACATTTTTTCTAAAAAGTCTTTATAATTCTGTGACCATTCACCAACTGGGAGTTCAGTTATAATCAATTTATTGTTTTTAACAGAATAAACTCCTTTAACATCAAAGTTATTTTTATCTACTTTAACAACTGATCCCTTGAAATTATTCCAAAATGGTTTCATTGATTTATACTTATTTTCATCAATAAATCTAATTAGATTATTGATTATATCAATTGGATTAAAATTTGGAATTTTTGTGGAAAACCCAGTACCAATACCTACCGTTCCATTAACCAAAATCATTGGAATAATCGGAGCGTAATATTCTGGTTCAATATCACTCCCATCTTCTGTCTGATGATTTAAAATCGGAATATCTTTATTATTAAAAAGTATTGTTGATACTTTGGTTAATTCAGTAAAGATATAACGTGGGGAAGCGGCGTCCTTTCCACCTTGTAATCTAGTTCCAAATTGTCCATTTGGTTTCAGAATATTTATATTATTTGAACCAATAAAGTTTTGTGCCATTCCAACGATTGCTCCAGTTAAAGACATTTCACCGTGATGATATGCCGCTTTATCAGAAACAAAACCTGCTAATTGAGCTACTTTAACTTCTGTTTTATCTAGACCGCGAAGCAAAGCACCATACAGAATTTTTCTTTGTGATGGTTTCAAACCATCCATAATATGAGGAATGGAACGTGCGGTATCATCATTTGAAAAATGTTTCATATCCTTGTGAATGAAATCATTATATGATACCTCTCTTTCTTCATAAGTCAAGATATTATTTTTATCATAATCCATTAACCATTTCTTTCTATCATTTGTTCGGGATTTATCAAATGCCAAAGTAATACATTCATCAGCGACACTCTTTTTCATTCCTTCTGTTGCAGCTGTACAAAAGTATCTAATTAACTTGTCATCAAAACCCACAAAATATTCTTTTGCTTCTTTTGATGTTGATGTTCCTAAACCCTTGTAATACTTTATTTTCCATCCTTTGCTATCACCAGATTCCTTCCATGTGTCATACTCTGTTAAATTATAAAATATTTTTTCCTCTTTGCCTTTGAAACCTTTAACAATCGGTGTAGCTAATGATGTAATAAAACCTTTACGTTCAATTAACTTGGGCCACAGATGATGAAAGAAATTAATCAAAAGACCTTTAATATGACTACCATCTGTATCTTGATCGGTCAAACAGATAACTTTACCATACCGTAAAGTCTTGAAATCTTCATCATCGGAATAAGTTACATCTTGTTTAAGACCAATAATTTGTTTCAAGTGATTAATTTCATCATTATTAATCTGTTGTTTAACTGATGCTTCGCGAACATTTAGTAATTTTCCTTTTAATGGAAAAACACCAAAGTAATCTCTCCCAATCATCCCAAGACCAGCCATTGCAAATGCTTTGGCTGAATCTCCTTCTGTTAAAATCAAAGCACATTTAGTTGAATCTTTACTCCCAGCTTTATTAGCATCTTCTAATTTTGGAATCCCACGAAGTCTAACTTGTTTTTTCCCATCATTCTTTTTCAATTGAGATGATTCCTTAAATTTAGCCAGTTGAATAACTTGGTTTACTATTCCACATTTTGCTAATTTCTTTAAAAATGCTTCAGATGGTTTATAGGTAGAGCCTAATTGATTCGTTTTTGTAGTCAATGTATCCTTAGTTTGACTATTGAATGATGGATTATCAATTGTTGCATTAATAAAAAACACCAAATTATCTTTTAATAATGAAGGTGAAATTTTAATTTCTTTGTCCTTTTTCTTAATATAGTTATTAATTAATGGTTTGAATACTTGGTCCATCACATGATTAACATGTGTTCCACCACGATATGTTGAAATACCATTAACAAATGAAACAACTTTGTTATTACTATCCGGAATATAAATACAACTAACTTCCCATCGTTCATTCACATCATAGTAAATATCAGTTTCAGGATAATATGATTGAATATATTTTTTAAAAGTATTGGTTTTAATCAAATTGTTATTAAAATGTACTTTTAATTTACCACTACTAACAGCAGATATATCAATTGCTCGACGATAAAATAGTGCAAGATGATCATTATCCATACTATCCAAGCCGAATTTTTCTAAATCTGGATAAAAGGTAATGGATATATAACTATTATTTTTAGAATATTTAGTAACTTTTGCTTTTTCAGCCGTACTCATATTAGATATCCAAGCTTGTTTAAACTTTTTTCCATTATTACTATCACCAATTTCAACTTCAAATCTGGTACTAAAAATATTGGCTAACTTTGCTCCATAACCATTTCGACCTCCTGTAGTTCGTTCCTTACTATCATCGTAATTTGATGATGTATGTAACTCACCAAAAATCATAGACGGTACGAGTGTTTTAAATTTAGGATGTTCTTCAACAGGAATACCATTTTGTCCGTTATTCCACACTCGAATATAATTTTCATCAGTATTATAATCTATTTTAATTGTATCACAGGTTTTATCATTTTCAGATGCATCGCGCGAATTTACTAATAATTCGTCAAAGCATTTCATAAACCCCGGAACATAATTTATTTTTTTAGAAATAATACTATCTGATGTATCATCATAAATATCCATCTCTTCATATGTTAATTCAATATCACCAATATATGTATCTGGACGTTTAAGCACGTGCTCTCTAGGTTTCAACTTGTCATAATCTGTTGCTTTTGACATTGAATTTATTACTATTTTATATCTTTAAATATATTTATCAATTTTTTATCTATGCATCCCGCTTGAAAGAAAAAAGTATATGATATATATATATGGAACAAAATAGCTTGAATTTAGAGGAATTACATAAGAATAAACTAGATGAAATTGAACGAGAGAAAGTATATGAAGAAATAGAAAATTATTCTAATAATTATGAATTGAAAGTATCTCTGGTAAATATTGATTCTCAATTCCGAAATGTTACACCAAGAAATGTATTAGTATCCCAATCATTGGTTTTAACACAAAATCCAATATATACAACTGAAGATTCTTTAGAAATTAAAGTATATAGTCAAAATCATCATTTTAAAATTGGTGATAATATCATCTTACAAAATGTTATTAATAATAGTTTAATTTTAAATAATCCGATTTATATGGTTAGTAATTTTGAATATATTCTTCTCAAAATAGAAAATCATAATATTAATACTATAAACACCCCCAATTCATTAGATTTTAAGATAAATATTACTAGTTATGATGAGTTAAGTAGTAATGATAGAATGATGGGTAATATACCAATTAATTCTATTTTAGGAGTTCATCAGGTATATATTTATGATAATATTGATATTCAAGGTTATATGAAAGAATCTATTCTTGAAAATCTAAATATTACTTTGGATACACTAAAAGCAAACTATCTTTTTATTAAACTACCATTCGCGTATTCAAAAGTAAATCAATCTATAAGTGTTAATTTTACAGACTTTTATAATATTAAAAAGATCTTTAAAATAGATTATTTAAATATTGGAGGAATTCCATTAGCTTATTTCAATGCTAATTATCCTATCAATTATCATCAATATCAATATGCACATGGTATTACTAAAGTAGAAACAAATTTTTTCTTTTTCAATGCTTCTATTAAAGCTAATTTTACTGAACAAAGTGGAGGAGAAAAAATATATGCTTGTAAAGTATTAAAAAGTATTGAAGGTTATCCAAATTCAAATGAATATACTATCGATCTTAAAAAAAGTTTTACAGATGTAGTTAGATTAGAATTAGTTACTACTGAAATCCCTTTTATTGAATTCAATGTTAAAAAAACAATAGATTTATCTAATAGTAAATTATATTGGAAATATTTAGAGGACGGAGATTATATATATAGTATTGAATTGGATGAAGGATATTATGGACCTGATTCATTGGCTGAGGCTATTACTAAGAAAATGAATTTAGTTTTAAGAATAGGTTCAACTATTAAAGATAAAATTTATAATTCATTTGATTTAGAAATAAATGAGAATTCACAAGAGGTCAAATTTTTATCTTATAAATTTGAATTATTACCCCATTCTTTAAAAGTAGAAAAAGCAGAAATTTTAACAGATGCTCTTAAATTAGTTATCAATCATCCAAATAATTTTGTTGAAGTTGGTAATAAAATTACTATTTCAGACGCTATTCAAGTTGGTGATATCCCTTCTACTATTCTTAATCAAGAACATGAAATATTTGAAGTAAATCCAGCTACTAATACATATAGTGTTATTATTCCTATGGATGTTACTATTGAAGAATTTAATACTATTGGAACAGGTGGTCCCAATGTCAAAGTTAGAATTCCTGCAAAAACCAGTTTTTTATTTAATAAAGCTGATACTATTGGAGAGTTACTTGGTTTTAAAAATGTAGGACAAGTAAATGCTATAACCCCTTTTAGTCATACTACTTCTAATTTTAGTAGTTATATTGAACCTACTGTTTATGACGAAGTAGGTAATGTAAATATTAATAATAATTTATTAAATTTAACTGGTAATTTCTATTACTTGTTATTATTCTTAAACGATTTTGAAGGTATTATTACTAATACAAATAAAGAAAATGCTTTTTCTAAAATTCTAATGTCTGGAAATCCAGGAGATATTATGTTTAATACATTTGTTAATTCACCATTAGAATTTGATATTCCAGTGTCGGCTATAAATCAATTCCAAGTTAAATTTACTTATCCAGATGGTATTAAACCAAACTTTCGAAACTATAATCATAGTTTCACTTTACGTATAACAGAAAGAATAACAAAACCTAATAGAACAGGGATTATTTCCAAAAAGGATAATTATCTCGGTGCTATGATAGAAAAGCATACTATGGGATAATAACTTAGTTATTTAATAGACTATAGCATTTTAAGATTCGATAATGATTAATTACATATATTAATTGATTTTCAATACATACATTCCAATTATTTATAGTTTTTGGTATGATTGTAGAAAAATAAGTTATTACATTACTTTTTAATAAAGTAAATGTATATTCAGTTATTTCTATTGGACTTCTGATTTTTAATAAATCAAAAAAGTTTGTTAATATCTCTTCTACATCCTGTGCTTCATGTTCACTTTCTTCTATTTCATTATGAAATACTTTGACAGAATTCAAGACAAATTTTAAAGCTATTTTATCATATAGCACATCCATAATAGAACTTTTAACAGGTCCATCTCTATAGTTAAAAATATAATCCATTAGGTCTACAATTTCTGTATTTGCTGAAGCAGTAGTTTTTAACTGTTCAAAAATAATTTTACGTATTATAATTTCAATACCATGACAAAGAACATTTTGGGTTAAATGTATTAATAATTCTCTAGTGAAAGCCAGTAAATCATTCTTATCGATATAACTAGGATTTTCAAAATATTTTTCTGCTAAATCTGACAAAGCTTCATTAGCAAAAGATATTGTAGTAATATTTTCATCATTAATCGATTTTTGAATCTTTATATCCGGAGACACTTTTAATAAATCATCATTCTTAAATAATTTTTTCCATCCATGCATATATAACCCTCTTTGTGTATTTAGTTGACTTAGCAATTCATCATATTTTGAAATTATACTATCACCGGGACCTATATTTATTGCACGTAGGTTAATATTAACAGGAAATATTGTACTGAAATCTATATCTTTACCAAGGAAAATTTGGTTCCTATCAGCTGTATCAAAATTAACCGTATCACTATAATATAAGTCTGTTGGAACAGTATTATCTTTTGTTAAATATTGTTGTGTTAAATAATTACATAATACGAATGAAATATCTAGATTAACTAAAATATTATTATTGAAATCATCATTGCCTTTTATCATACTTTCGATTTCACAATATTGTGGTTCAGTAAATTTTTTTAATTGGTCATAATATTTTTCTTGTCCGTTTGTAAATTTAAATAGATGATTTACATATTCTTGTTTTAGTAATTCTACGGAATTATCATCTCGAGAATTTGGTAATTTAGTTTTCCATTTCTCCAAAACCTTATAATGATAGTTTTTTAATATAAATGATAGAGGAGTTTCACCTTCAATATTTATACTAAAAATATTACAATGGCTATTAATTAATTCGTCTAATACTTTGTCATTAATATCTGAATAAAATTTACTTTTTAGTAGATTAGTACTAGTATAATTATTTGGGTAAATAATAAATTTTTCTTTTGGATGTAATTCCATACTAAATTTGTAGAAATTCAATAGATGTTTTAGTTTTTTTCCTAGAAATACGCCTTCTAAATCATTTTCAGTTATTGGTTTAGCTAATTCAACTGCAAATTCTACTTTGTCGAATAAATTTCTTGTTTCTTTTATATTTTTAGAGTAATCTGTAGTTTGAATAACTTGTTCATATATTTTATTTCCAACTGCAAAAGTATGATCTCTTAACATCATTTGAACTAAATTCTCAATCATTTTAGCTACTATATACATTTTTTGAAAGTCTTTTAATTCATCTCTAGTGTTTTCTGGTAACGTAATAAGTTCATCACCAATAAAACCTATAGTTCTATCTATATTTGTTTGTTCGAATTGTTCTAAAATTAGATTAATGGTATTATATTTATAAAAATCACGTAAAACTGCTTTTAATGATGGTGGTAATGCACTATTTTTTTCTTGAATAAGAGCATTTTTAATTATGTGTCTACTAACAAAAAATCTTCTATTTTTAAAATCATCAACAAAACTATTATAGCTTGATACGGGTCTAGCTTTATATACACCTTCTTGTTTATAGTTATCATCTGTTGTGTCTGTTTCAGCGTCAGCGTCATCTGTACCTTCAATCGGATTACCTGGATAAACAATGGGAGTATCTTCCTTGTCAAAAACGACAAATGGTTGATTTGATTCAAATTGATGATAAATGAATTTTGGTATTTTTACTTGTTTATCTTTTGCTGTTTCTAAATAATAGTAAAGATATAACATCCCATTAATTTTATTTATATTTCTATCCAAATTGCTAGTGATATTAGTAGGCTGGCTTTTGTATATTTTCATTAAAAAATTCTTATGTGATTCAACAGCAACTAATACTGGATAACAATATACTATTGCTTTACTATATAATCTAGAATTACCCTTTTTAAATTCAGTAAACACTCTAGATAAAACAGTCTTGACTATATTTTCCATTTCAATTAGTCGATTAATAAAATTCTGTAGCAAAGCATCATATGATGACTGTGTTGGTGGTCTGTATTGGTCATTCGTAGCAACTAAAAAGTATTCTGATGCCAGTTGATGCGGAGGTGGAGGTAAAGCGTTCATATAACCGAATAAATTCAACTGTGTGTTAATAACTGCTCCACCGTTTACATTAGGAACATCATCCACATGTTCAAGCTCTGGTATTAAGCCAAGATAAGATAAACCTAAATGATTAGCTTCAATCTGTTTAAGTAAATATAATTTTTGTGTATCAGTAAGATTACCTTGTTTTTCAAAGAAATCTTTATCTTGTGATATATAATAATTTAATTTACTTGGTATTTGAAATTCTGTTATTTGCTCAAGTAAATCAATATCTTGAGATGAAGAAAATATTTTTTTAAAATAATCTTGTGGTCGGTACATTTCAGCATAATCTAATGAATAATGGCCTCGTAATAATTTAATTTGTCCTTTAATATTACTAATATCATTTTGGGCTAATGGGGGCAAGTATAGAGTTTTGAGACGGTTTATCATTGATGGATTTGCTGCATCAGTTATATAATGATATCTAATTAAACTAATAGTATCAACTACATTTTGTAAGATAGGTTTTTGGGGCATTTCAGAGTAATATTTCATAATAGCAGCACATAATACTTCGCATGAATTATATTTTGTTATATCAATACCAATCCAGTCTAGATCATCTTTATTAGGAATAGTTTTATCATCAAAGTATTTTTCTGCTAATTCTATTATTGATTTTAACATATTATTATTATCATCTAGTAGTAAAAGGGGAGAAAAAGGATCTATTGTTACTTTAGCTACTAAAGCAGCTGTTTTATCTTTACTTAATAAACAGTATATCCATGCTGGGTATATTTTATCTATATTACCTTGAGCATCAATTATATCACCTATTAATTGTGGTCGAAGAACTTGTGAAATAGATAATTCTAAATCTGTTTCAGTATTAGCATAAGCTGATACTAGTAAAATTAATGCCTGTCTCATTTCACTTGTTAAATGAGTGTCTTGATCTAAATTACATAAACTTGCATTTATAAATGTATATAACCATGATTTGGAATCATATTCTTGTCTTTTTTCAATTAACTGTACTAATGCTAATAAATCGGCAGCTACTAGTAAATCTCTTAAATTATTTTCAGTATCAACTAGGGTATTCTTTTGTAAAATAACATCATATATATAGTTTATAAAAGCATCATCAGTATTACCTATAACATTAAAATTATTCCAATCTCTAACTAATGTATTAGCCATATTACTTACTTTTTCTTCTAAACTATCTAGGGCTAATAATTGGTTTATTTTATCATTGTCTAGTTCATCTGTTATTTCAATTAATCTAGAACCACCTGCAAAAGTATGATTATCCCAATCTATTATATTATCAGCATTATCTACTGCTAATGGATGTCTTCTATCTTTGTTAAGTTCTCTATACTTTAATTTATGATTCATATTACCTTCTAAATAAGTTTGGTCAAAATTTACAAGTCCTGGTATATTAACAAAATCAGTTAGTGCATTACGGTTTTCGGTATTTAGCTCTTGCATTATCTCTTGCTTTGTATTGGTTACCTTAACCAACTTAGTTTCTTTTACTATATTATCAATCGCTTTATCCACTTGATTCTTAATATCAACTTTATAATCATAGTTTTTAATTATTGCGTTTTCATAATTATCAGGCCAAGACGTATTATCTTTTCGTTCATGTATAGTTAATTCATTAATATCAGGAAAATTACTCCAATCACGTTCTAAAATTTGACGAAATTTAGTAATTGATATACCTTGTAACTCTTTTAATTTATCTAAATCGTCCTTTTTAGCTAGGTTAAACGTTTGTTCCTGTATTCTATTTTGGAATTCTGCAACTATCGATCGTTCTTGAGAACTTGCACTAATTGAATTTTCCAAAGTCTTTTTTATTGAAACAATATATTTAGAATCTTTTATTAGTTCCCATATATTTTTTCTAGCTTCTGTCAAGCCTTTTATTTTTTCAGTATCTTTTCTTTTTGGTAATGGAATTAGACTTTTTTTTGTTTCATCTCTATCTAAAATAAAATTACTTGCTAATAAATAATGTAAACAATTATTACCAATACTATCTTGATAATTTGCATTTACCCCAATTTCCAGTAAATATTTGACAATACTTTCATATTGTTTCATACAAGCTAGATGTAAGGGTGTCATATTTTCAGAATTTGGAGCATCCGGATTAACATTTTCATTGAATAAAAAACGTATCATGTTTAATCGTTGATACTCTGTTTTACTTTTATCTGGTTCTTGTAATACTTTATGAATTAAATTATTCCCATTCATATCGGTAACAGCAAGTGGAACTTTTTCTATCAAACTATATCTCTTAATATCTGTTGAATTCATATCACTTGCTATACTAAATAATTCTCCAATCTTTCTACTATCAATTTGGTATATATTTCTGTATGGTTTATCAAATCTATTTGTCATATATATATTAATATAGTTTTTTTTTAAAGTTATAAAATAGATATATAGTATTATAATGTTTCAACATAAAAAACATAAACCAATGCATCAACAGATATTTAAATATGGTCCACCAGCTATAATTAAAACTCTTAGCACATCTAATAGAAGTGTAACATTTGGTGGTGATGTTAATAAAACAGAAAGAGATATTATTTCGAAACAAATTCAAAGAACTATTGTTAGTCAAAGTGTTGTTAAAAACTTTACACAAGTATTAGGTAATTCCAATATATTTAATGAAGTCGTAAATAATGAAATTAACAATCAAATTGTTAATAATATTAATAATATTACCAATAACATTACAACGGTTATGGGTGCTACTAATTTTTTTACAGAAATTGTTAATAATGAAATTAATACTAATATTGTTAATAATATCAATAATGTAACAAACAATATTACTACAGTAATGGGTAATACACAGATTTTTAATAATGTTGTAAGTAATGTAATTACAACACAAGTTACTAACAATTATAATGATATAATTACTAATATTACTAACAATTTAAATGAATCAACTGTATTCAATGAAACTGTAAATAATATTGTAACTACGGAAATTATTAACAATATAACAACTATATCAACATATCTTAGTGAAACCAATATATTTAATGAAACGGTAACAAATATTATTAGTGAAAGTACACATGATATGACAAATACTATATCGCCTTGGTGCATTACTGAAGACTATGATTTATATACATTTGCCAATATTACATTAAATTCGGATTTAACAGTTAAAGATAATATATATATTAGTAACACAAGTAATAAATTACATGTTGTTAATGAAAATTTATTTTTTAATGATTGTAAATTATCTAATTGTGACCCTGAAAGTGTTACTTTTTATTTTAATTTAAATTATGGTTCTACAAATTTAACAACATTAGAAGCTACAATTAAATCTGCATTACTTGCTTTAGATAGTAGTATTGATTTTACTTATCTTGAATTTACATTTAGCGACAGTTCAATCAAAGTAGTTATTAGTTTAGCATCTGGATTAACAAATTTTCAAAAGGAGATTGCAATAACAGATTTAAAATCAATTTATAATATAACAACAGCAGAAACATTAATTATTTCTATTGATGGTGCAACAGTTACCGATATATCAAATATATATTTTTTAAATACCTATTATTATTTTTCCGATATATCAACGAATAATGCTTTTAAATTAGTTAAAAGATATGATATTACTAATACAGGATCAGTCAAAACAGGTATGCAAGTTTTTCTTGTAGATATTCATGGTAAATATTTACAACAAGATAATTATACCTTTACAACTACATCTGCAAATGATCTTATTTTAGAAGTATATGGTTATACTAATAGTTTTTTAACTGCTACATCAACTAGTGACGTTATATCTATAAAAGAAGGGTTTAAATTAGAAACATTACCTCCTATATTAATTGATTCAACTCCAGATAATGTAATAGTTGGTGCAAGTTATTTAACTGATCCTGATTCTTTTGAACAAGATACTACATGGACGAATATTGGTGTTAATCCAGCCAATTTAACCGATGGTCTCTTTTTATCTGCTGACCTAACTGATTGGATTGTAGATGCATCTTTATATAATACAGTTTATTTAGTTGATGAAAGATGGTTATCATATACTGAAATTGATGCTTCGACGGTTGGTACATTTAGTTATACTTTTAATGATGACTATTCGGATTCTAAAAAATTTTATAATGCATCTATTCTATCAGGTGTTGCCGATTATGTGTTTGATAAATCATACAAGTTAGAAACTATTGAGGAACACGGAGAATTTATGTTTAATCAGAAACATTTACCAGCTGTAGCATCAAATAATAATTATAATAGCTTTATTAAATTATTTAAATCAGAAAATAGAATGGAAAATATCCTAGAAGAACTTGAAAAAGCTCATGTGTATATTTATCAACTAAATAAATTGATAAAAAAACAACAAGATGAAATTATTATGATACAAAAGCGAATACCCCTATTATAATCCCGTAGTATCTATACATAACATATATGCAATCAGGATTGCATATATGTTAATCTGCGTGTAATGATGCACATATTGTAAAATTATATTTAAAAAATAACTATATATTTTATATAACAATGCCATTATTTAGACCAATTAATTCAGCCGAATCTAATTTATATACTATACGTGTTTCTATCGGAAAAGACAGTAGTAAAGGTGTATTTAATACCGGTTCAACTGCTATCCCTACTGATTCTATCATTGCATCTAATGATAGCTCTAATGCTACTACTGTTAATCATTTATCATCTCCGAGTTCATCTAATTTACCAAGTGGATTTTATATTAAATATGTAATTTCAGGAGCTAATGAAAGTTTCGAATTAACTTTTGGAAAAAAATATGTTCAACAGCCTAATATTACTGTTACCCCGCATACAGCTATTGGTAGTTTTGCAGGTATACCAAATATTGTAAAAAATAGTATAACGGCTACATCAAATAATTTAACAATTTATTTTTCAAATACAGATGGTTCTACCATTCCCGTGAGTACAAATGGTACTACTGGGTTACTTGGATTTGATTTAGAAATTACTGGGCCTGTTAAATTAGGTATTACAACAGGTAATTCTAATAAAGGATGGGCTTTAAATGCAGCTACTGTATCCGATCCAACAGGATTATATACTGCACTTGATATAAATTTAGGTTCATCAGATATAGTAGATAATTCAATCATTATATCTAAAAATCTAAAACTATTATCAGCAGATAATGATATTAAAACATTTAGTGCGTCAGCAGCACTTGTAACAGCAGATTATACTAATACTGTATGGGCGCTTTCAGGGGCTATTGCTATGACAGAATTAACCCCACAAGTTGGCATGGTATTAATTATTTATAATAGTAGTTCAAGTACTGCAACAATTGCTTTAACATCTGGTGCTAATTTTAGTTTTGGGTCAAATACTACTATTACTTTTTCAGGAGTTGATAATAGCATAACATTATATGGAACAAGTACAACTAATTTTATTGTTCTAAGTAGTAATGGTGCTACATTATCATAAATAAATATGTTATACATTTATTTATGCTAATTGTGTTAAGAAAGTTAGATTATATGTGTTAATCTGCGTGCAATACAGTTTGTATTGTTAACAGCAATGATGCACATATAAATCTTTATTCTGTTATTGGTTTAAATGCATCTAAAAATGATGCTTTGGGTCCATTATCAAGATTAATTTTAGGACTTAGCTTCACATTACCATGTGGGACTTCTTTGCAAGAAAATTCACTAATATTTTGAAACAAAGTTCCATCAACTAATCCACTACCTTCTTTTTGTAATTTAGATCTAAAGTCATAAGAACCAGTAGCGTTTAATGTTTTACGGAGATCGGCAGTATTGTTATGGCTATTTTGAAAATTAGTTTTTACACCTCTTCCATCAGACATAATAGCTGGACATAGGTTAGAAGTTCCATATTTATTATTTAAATCACTCATATATTATATTTTAGATATTTTTTTTCCAGAAATTATTTCTTGTGCCAATTGAAGTTTAGTTTTACGCTTATTATTATCATTATGATTAATTGATATATTTAAAGTTTGAGCTATTTCTTGTAATTCTTTTAATTTATTTTTTAATAACGTATCAATACTATAGTCTATTTTGATATTTCGAGTCATATCTTCTAAACTTTCAATAATTGACGTATGATTATCATCTTCATTATCATTCGAGTAAATTGGGACTTCCTCAGTTATTTCATTACTAAATTCTTCTAATGTATTATTTATAATACTAATATCATCGGCGGTATTTTCTATATCATCATCAGTAGTATTCATAATATTATCAGAATAATTATTTTCAGACAATACTGGATTCATGTTAAATTCCGTGATTGGTGTATGATTTATTGCACCCATAATAATTTGTTCAACATCATTTTGTGTAATATTATCATCTTCGTATTTTAATATACTATTAGAATCAGAACTTTTGATAGAATAATTATCTACCATATTTAATTCAGGAAAACTGTTTATAGCATCTAAATTTTCATGTATTGGTTTATATGTTATTAAATTATTTATATTTTTTTCCATATTATTTAATCGTTTGGATATAAGCTCAATTTCTCTATACAATAAATATACTATTAAACTTAGAGATAATAACAGTATAAATTTATAATCTAAAAACTTTTTCATATTAATATATTAAATATTCTTGTTTATATACAAACTAATTTAAAAAATATTATAAATTTTTATTCTCGTATATAATATATAGATGTTTACTAAACAACAAACTATTTCACTTGTCTCTTTATTAATAACTCTTGTTGTAGCTCACGCTCTTAACCGTCAATTAGCTGGTTCAGAAGGCAGTTTTCTTGACGCAAAATGGGGTGCTGGTGTTGCTGGTGTCGCAGCTGGTGTTATTACTAATATGTTACTTACACCTAAACTTCTAGCATGGATACAAAAAACCGCTAATTATACTGAAAAACGTATGCTATTAATAAATGATATTGTAAATACCCTTGTTCTTTTAACTGTACATCGTTATGTATCTGGTTGGTTAGGTGCAGATGAGCCTGTAAACTGGGGAAGAACTGTAGTTACTGTAATTGCTGGTTTATCATTATTTAATGTTATACTCAAACCTGTATTAGCATCATGGGATGATAACGTTGTCGATTTAATAAAACAAACTACTGTTTATACAGCAGCAGATTACATAAATTCGAGCAATAAGGTAGACCTAACTACATCAGCCACATCAATGAGTAGTGGTATTATTATTGGAGATCTTTCTGCTACACCAATTATTGGTGCAGTTGATGCTAATATACGTGCTTAATACTTCAATTTAAATATTACTTTATAAAAAATAATATAATTTATTAATTTAAAACCTAAGTTACTTTAAATTAATAAATGTCAAAGAAATTAGTTCAACTAAGTAATCAAGATGCTACAAATACTAATTTTTATTTTACTGAATCGTTTCAAAGAAAAAATCATACACCATTTAGTTTGGAAATGAAAAAAATAGAAATGACACAAGTATTTAATTATGGACAAAATATATCATTCGATATTCCAATGAATGGAGATTTGTTACATCGATGTTTTTTTGAAGTCGAAATGCCTAATATAACATGGGATGACACTCTTCTTAAAAAAATAAACCCAACAGGATATGATGATTTTGTTAAATATAAACAAAATTTATTATCTAATATTCAAACAGATATAGATTATTGGAATTCGAAATACGTTAATTTATATAATTATGCTAATATCCAATTATTAATTTATATTGAAGTTAAAAAATTATTAAAAATAAATAATTTTACCATTGAATTTTTACAAAGTCGAATACAAACTCTTATCAATAAATATGACAAACTTTATCAATACCAATTGCTAATAAATTCAACTTTAATAGATGAAATAAATATAATAGGTTATATTATTGGATTGAATATAAATTCAAGTCAATTTAATACGACTTATCCAAATGTAAATGAAATTGTTACTATGATTGAAACAGATATTACTAAAAAATACAATAATATTAATAATTATATTAAATATTATTATAGTAATAAAATATATCAAGAAAAGAAATATAAAACAGTTAATACAGGCGAACTTTTTTATAAATGGGTAGATAATTTATCACATTATTATTTTAATTATTTTGAATTTAATTTAAATGGATATATTGTTGATACATACACTAATGATTTTTTACATATTTATCAAAAACATAATGGTCATATTGATTACATTGAAAATTATAATTCTATGACAGGAAATACAAGTGATATATATAATAATTCAAGTTATCCTAAAATAATATATATCCCCTTATTATTCTCTTTCTGTGATAATGATACTCCAAGTAATGCACTTCCATTAATAGGATTACAAAATAGTAATTTAAAAATAAGCAGTAAAATTAATGACATTAATAATTTGATATATTTAAATGATTGGGAAACTGAATATAATACCAACTTAACTATTGAGATACCTAGACATGAACATTCTGTTAGCAATAATAATACTATTATTGAAAAAACATTTGGTTCATTTAGTTATAGCAGTGTTAAATTAGTCTTACCAGAACATATTTACAAATATACATTTACCAAAATTAATAAATATAGTTTAGATTCCAATTACAAAGGAATTGATAGTACTAGTATATTAGATGAATATAGTACTACTGATGATGATGGAAATCAAGTTATGGGATTAAATGAATGGATTTATATGAAAAATAATATCAAGTCAAATACTAATATATCTGAAGATACTAAAATGTTAATTATGGGTTATCATTATTTTATTGAATATAATTATTTAATCAATATTATACCAAGACCAAAAGTAGCACTCTTAGCAGAATATGGATTTATCGATAATATTGAAAAAAAATCCTTTGCATCAAGTAATCTAGAATATTTAATAAATACACACCATGAAGTAATTTTAGATATAAATAATATGAGTTATCATGATTCATTGAGTGACATAAGTGGTTTAATTAAAGAATTATATTATTTTAGCAGATTAAAATTAAATAAAAATGGAATTACTCGATATAGTAAATCTGAACAAAGTAAATTTAAAAATTATAGTATTCTTTCAGGAAATATATTAGATTCAATTGAAATTAATATTGCTAACGAACATAATCTAATAGAACACAATGATGTTAAAACCGAATATAATAGTATTTTAGCATATTTGTATTTGAATGCTACTTTGCCCGATGGTGTATATTATAAACAATTTTCGTTTGATCCTTGTGAATTTCAACCAACGGGTAGTACTAATATGTCAAATATATCAGGTCAAAATATTTCTGTTATCCTAGATGAAACAATATATGATGAATACCAAAGTAATATAAATAATCCCAATAAATTAGGTATTGAATTTAAAATAATTTATACCAAATATAATATTCTAACAATTAAAAACGGTCAAGGCGAATTATTATTTTATTCCTAACATAAAACTAATATCATCGCATTCTATTTCAGATTGCACTAGATCAATCTGTATATTAATTGGTATCGGATTTAATAGATTTTCTAATTGTGTTCTTATAGATTCATATAATTGAAAAGAATTAATAGTGTTAATAATAACTTTATTTGTTTTCATAAAAACATATTCCATGTATTTAACTTGATTAATGAACTCCATATCAGTAAATTCGATATTATCTACAATTAATATTTTATTATTATAAAAAAAAGCGTAATTAAATAATTTATAGAGTAAAATCAATCTGTTATACATTTCATTTACATGAATATCAATATTAATATTACTATTAACCAATGTCTTTAATTTTAAATGAAACATAATAGGGCCAATGGCACAATCAAAAATAGCTAAGAATTGATGATGAATTTCTTTAAATCTAATAATTTGTTTATTTATATCTAATTTCCAAAATGATTTTTTATGAAACCCTTTTTTAATTGTTTTTAATATATCTAATAAATTAAGTTGTTTTTTAATTAAGGAATAAAAATCTTTTAGTATAGATATTGACAAAGGATAATCTTTTAATAAAACACTAAATTGTAATAAATCATGTTCTAATGCAATTTTACTATGATATTTTAAAAAATATCTTAATAATAAAGCCATATCTTCATCAATACAATTACCTTTTTTTATTATAATATAAATAAAAGCTAATGGATTTTTTACATTTTTTATTTTAATATCAATCGTATACCAATCAATTTCATTCATTATATAGAATAAGATATGTTTTTCTTAAAAACTTATTTTTTACGTTTATTATGTTTCTTCTTAGCTTGTCTACAATATAATGGGTTTATAGTATCACATTTATCACAACTTGACCCACTATATTGTTGTTTACAATTAATACATTTGTATTCTGTTATTATGGGAGTTTTAGAATTAACTCTGCAATCTTGATTGCAATCCGGTTTTTTCTCTCTGATTTTATCATTTTCAAAAAACATAGATACTTCTTCACATGGTAAGCAGATATATTTATCAGGTTCTATTTCAATACCAATATTTTTAGTATGCTCTCCAGATTTTATTTGTGATACAATAGTAACACTTGTATTACATAAATAACATTTCATTAATAAAAAAAGGTACTAATCTTTATAATTTATTATTCTTCATTACGTTGTCTTGAAAAACAATTAGAACAGGTATACATTATAAATATAAACATACAAAGTGAATATCCATACATAAATAATACATATGCTGGTTGATTATATTGTTCAATTTCTAGTCCATTTATTAAACAATTTGTATTTTTTGTAAATTGTTTATCAAAATCTTCATCTGTTATTTTTAACTTTATATTCATAATCAATTCGACAATATTTTTTGGTGTAACCATTAAATTATTACATGTATATTGTGAATTACATATTGTAAGTTCAGCTGTATTATTTTCTTTGGTTAGAAACAAATCATATATGTCACCATATTCAGTTTGAATTGAACTCGTACAAGTATGTTTTATATCAGTTGAACTAGCCATATTAGCCCATCCAAAAAATGTACCAAATATACTTATTAATACGATTATAATTATAATGTTTAATAATGTTTTAAAATTTACCATAATTAATAAAGAAATATAATATGCCATAAGGAAAACAAATCAATTTTTATGCAAGTCATGCATCGCATAAAAGCGTTGCTTTTGTTACTATGTTTTTCGTTCTATATCTAAATCCTTCATTAATTCAATAACTAACATCCAATCTTCTTTAGCCATTTCCTCACGATAGTCTTTTTTCAAAATATCAATACTTTCACGAGTTAATTTCGATATAATAGTATCTTTATTATCAAAATGTCTACCATAAGATAAATAATTTGGATTATCCAACCGAATACATACTTCATCTCCTTGATCGGCTAATTCAATATCTGTATTATTTTTTTGGATAGATATAACTTTTCCTAATTCAAATCCTTTTTCAGATACATTTGTTATTATTTTTTTTTTATTAGCATCTACCTTGTATTTATTTTGTTTGATATAAAGTGGAGAACCAATTCGTAATCTTCCTTCTTTGACTTTAACACCAAATAATAAATGTCCTGCACCACCATTCAAATAAATATGATGACTAAATATTCTTAATTTACAAGGATAAACTGCTGACCCTTTATCAATCAAGTCTTTTTGTCTATGTTTTAAACATTCTTGATGATATTTATTATATTTATCTAGTAAATCATAAATAATTTCTGAATGAATAAAATGAATTCCTTTGTCTTTTGACAGCTTATAATATAATTGTTCTTCTTTGGGTGTTATTTTTCCAAAATATAATAATGTTTTAAATTCAGTATCTTCAATATTCTCTATTTTACCTTGTAACCGTTCAATATCTCTTTCTTGTAGTTTATTTAAATTTAGATTCATTATTGGAATATTATCTTTTTTAAATACTTGATACATGGCATCTATTTCACCAAATGTTGCAGCTTGTAAACAGACCCCAGTTTTATTTAATTTAAACTTATCCCAAAAATGTTCCATTTCATATTTAGCTTTTTCCAAAGCATCATATTCATTTGTTTCTATTGGATGAATTTTTGTTCCTGCATAACACTTGTTACAATTAGAACCCATTATACGAACACCACATGATGCTCTTACACAAGGTACTTCTTGTAAACTGTTGTTTGAACATTTAATTAATAATTTTCTAACAGTTACTATTCTTTCACCATCTTTACCCGATACTGCAAATTTATCACCTATTTTTATTGTTCCGTTTTTAACGATAACATCTAATATCCAACCTAATTTAGTATCTTGAACACATTCCATAATAGTTGCATCTACTTTATCAATATATGTTATTTTATTATTCATCCAATTTTGAGAAATATAAACAAGTAGAGATAGTAGATCAGATAATCCTTCTTTAGTTTTTGATGATATTGGAATAATACTATAAATCGAATTTGGTTTTTTATTTTTAAAATAGAATTCACAATTTACACCTTCTTTGCTTAGTTCATATTTAATATCCTCTAAACATGTTTCAATTATTTGAATAGTATTTTTCGATTGTTTCTTAAATACTTTTCTTAAACTGGTTTCATTGGTTATTATATAATCATTTATGGTATCTAATTTAGTTGCAGCGATTACAAATGGAATTTTTTTTTCTCGTAATAATTTTACTGATTCTATTGTTTGGGGTTTTACACCATCGTTTATTTCAACTACTAAAATAGCAATATCGCATAACGATGAACCTCTTTCTCGTAAAACATTAAATGCTGCATGACCAGGTGTATCTATAATTATAATACCTGGTATTTCAGGTGTGACTTGAAATTTTCCATTTATTTCTTTGGTAATATCAACAATATTTTCAATAGAAACAAAACTTGAACCTATTGATTGAGTGATTCCACCTGCTTCTTCTGATTGTATGTTAGTTCCCCTAATAGTATCCATCAGAGAGGTTTTACCAGCATCGACATGTCCTAAAAAACTACAAATTGGAGATTTTAATTTTTCATTAACATCCACTTTTTTTTCATCACTAAGAACTAGTTGTTGTTTTTTTGGTTCACTTATTGTATTTATTAATAACTTTCGGTTAGCCATTTTAAGATAAAGGATATAATAATATAATTTAAAATATATTCAGTTTTTATTTATATTTAAAAATCGCTATCATATTATTATAGTATGTGTGGCATAACTGGATTAATTTCCATTTCTAACAAAAAGGTAATATATGATTTGTATGAAAGTTTATATCACTTACAACATCGTGGACAAGATTCTTATGGTTTTGTTACAGTAAATAATAATATTATAAATTATTCTAAAAATAAAGGTTTAATTAGTGAAAATAATATAGATGATTTAGATGGGAATATAGGGATTGGGCATGTTAGATATAGAACTTTTGGTAAGATAGGTATTACAGAAACCCAACCATTAATTAAAAATGGTAAACATAAAGTTATTTTGGTTCATAATGGACATATTTCATTATCGGAACAATTAATAAAATTTTGTAAATATAATAAAATAAACTATGATACTAATTCAGATTCCGAGTTATTATTAAATATATTATCTAATGAAATAAACAAATATGATATATTAACTGATGATATTATCCAAAAAATTATTTATCATTTGATCATTATAATAGAAGGTTCATTTAGTGTAATTGCAATTATTGTTGGGTATGGAATGGTTGTATTTAAAGATAAGCATAGTATACGTCCTTTAATTTATGGTAAAAAAGAAAATGATTACTTGATTAGTTCAGAAAGTGTTTCATTAGATTGTTTAGGTTATGATACTATTAACGATATTTATGGTGGTGATATTTTAATTTTCCGAAATAATCAAGTTATTAAACATGATATAAGTAAATCGATTAATTTTGAAATGAAACCATGTATCTTTGAATGGATATATCTAGCACGAGCAGATTCTACAATATATGGTGTATCTGTTTATCAAGCCAGAATGAAAATGGGTGAAATTCTTGCTAAAAAAATAAAAAAAGAAATTATTATAAATCAATTTGATTACGTTGTTCCTATTCCCGATGCAAGTAGACCTTGTGCGCAAAGTATATCAACTGCTTTAAATATACCATACATCGAAGCGATTATTAAAAATAGATATGTTAATAGAACCTTTATAATGAGTAATCAAAAATTAAGACAGAAAAATATTAAAAAGAAATTAAATGTAATTAGTCAATTTGTGAAAAGTAAAAATTTAATAATAGTTGATGATTCTATTGTTCGAGGGAATACTATGAAACATATAACTCAATTACTTTTAAAAAAGGGAGCTAATAAAATAGTTGTTGTTTCATGTTCTCCAGAAATTAAATTTAAAAATAAATATGGAATAGATATACCAAATAATAATGATTTAATTTCATATCACAAAACACCTGAAGAAATAGCACGATATTATCAAATAGATAAAGTTATTTTCCAAGATTTAAAAGATTTAACAAAATCTATCCAATTTTTTAACAATACTATCAAAAATTTTGAACTATCGATTTTTGGTTAATAAAAATAAAATATATATTTTAATACATTTAAATAATTATTTAGGTCATTCATATATGGATGAACTACCGGTTAAAAATGCTATTATTAGTGTTTATGATAAAACCAATTTAGATATTTTAATTAACTATCTAAATAATCAAGATTGTTACTATAACATTTGGACTAGTGGTGGGACTTTTAATTATATTAATTCAAATAAATTATCAAATTATTTATGTAAAATTTCTGATTTAACAGAATTTCCAGAAATACTTGGTGGTAGAGTAAAAACATTGCACCCAAAAGTATATGGAGGGTTATTAGCTGATTCTGATAAATTAGAACATGTGGCTGATATGAATAATAATAACTTAATTATGTTTGATTTAGTTGTTGTAAATTTGTATCCTTTTAAACAAGTTACAAGTCAGGAACATTCAGAAGAAGAAGCAATTGAAAATATAGATATTGGTGGAGTTTCGTTAATACGAGCAGGAGCAAAAAATTATAAACATATTAGTGTTCTAACAAATCCAGAACAATATAATGATTATATTAATACAAATAACACTATCGAATATAGAAAAAAATTAGCAACTGGTGCTTTCAAGTATATTGCTAGTTATGATATGGATATTGGGATGTATTTTGATAATAATACAATATATCGAACTTTTACTAAAAAAATTCCACTCAAGTATGGATTAAATCCATATCAAGAAAATGCAAATATTTTATCTATTGATAATAATGAATTACCTTTTACTATACTAAATGGAAAACCAGGTTATATTAATGTAATTGATGCAGTTCAATCATGGAAGTTAGTATGTGAAGTTAAAAATGTAGTTGGTTATGAAGCAGTAACATCTTTTAAACATACTACACCAACAGGTTTAGCTATTAATTATGGAATAACTGATTATGAACAAAATTATTTTAGTGTTAATGAATATACTAGTAGTTTAGCGATAACGTTTTTACGAGCAAGAAATATTGATCCATTATCATCATTTGGTGATTTTGTTGCAATTAGCGGAATTGTTGATGTAGAAACTGCAAAATGTATTTCATCACAAGTTAGTGATGGAATAATAGCATTGGGATATGATGAAATGGCATTAGATATTTTAAAGAAAAAAAAATCTGGTAAATATATCATTTTACAAGGTGAAATTAATGATACATTAACAGTTGAATATAAAGAATACAACGGACTTTGTTTATCTTCAAATAAAAATAATGCCATAATATCTGATACATGGTTTACTAATATACCTACTAATAATAAAGAATTTTCCAATATGAATAAAACGGATTTAATGTTAGCTAATATATTATTAAAATACACACCTTCAAATTCTGTTGCTTTTTCATATAATGGACAAGTATTAGGTGTTGGTGCGGGACAACAGAATAGAGTAGATTGTGTTAGATTAGCAGGAAATAAAATGAAAACTTGGTTTTTGCGTCATCATCCGGATGTACTAGAATTACGACAACAATTAAAACGCGAAGGTGTCAAGAAACAGGATATTATTAATAGTGAATATAACTTGATAAATACTGGTCTGCTTAAAGACAAAGGAAAATTTTTACAACAAAAAATAAATCATATTTGTTTAGCATCCGATGGTTTCTTTCCTTTTAGTGATAATATTGATGTAGCAAATGAATATGGAGTAAAATATATTATTCAACCAGGAGGAAGTATTAGAGATGATATAGTTATTCAAAGTTGTAATAAATATGATATTTTAATGGTCTTGACTGATAAAAGAATGTTTTACCACTAAATTACCTAATTTAATTAAATTATAGTTCTCAATAAATTCACGTGTTGGATTTTTTAATACTAAAACCATACCAATTCCACAATTAAATGTTTTTTCCATTTCATTATCAGATAATTGACTTTTATTCTGAATCCAATTAAATACACTTGGTCTATCCCAAGTTTCAGTTATTTTAAAAGTCAAATGGTCTGGTAGAACTCGGGGAATATTATCAATAAATCCACCTCCTGTTATATGAGCCGCGCCTAAAACTACTTCTGGATAATCTGCTAACATTTCTAATACTTGCATATAAATTATAGTTGGTTTTAATATGGTACTAATATTAAAAGTATGATATTTTAACAATTTTCTAACTAATGTATAACCATTAGAATGTATTCCATTTGACCGAAGCCCATAAATAACACAATTTTCATCCATCATATTTATTTTAGGTAGAAGAGTTGTTTCGCTTTGCGAAACTCCTCCGATTGCAAATCCAGCAACATCAAATTTGTTATTAAAATATATACCATTCATTTCTGCAGTTTCTCCTCCAATTAATTCACATTTAGCAATACGACAGCCTTCTTTAATCCCATTCAATAGCTTGTTACATTTATTAACATCCATCTTATCAATTGCAATATAATCTAAAAAGAATAAAGGTGTTATACCACAAGCTATTAAATCATTTACATTCATTGCTACTAAATCAATTCCTATTGTGTCCAACATATTATAATCATTTGCTATATCTAATTTAGTTCCTACTCCATCTGCTGCTACTCCTAAAATAGTATCTTGATATTTCACTAAAGAACAAAAACCACCTATTTTATTGTTATCTTTTTTTAACATTTCAACAAAACGATTACCCTGTTCGATATCAACACTATAACCAATTTTAAAACTACTAAAAATTTTAATATAATTAATAATACATTCTGTTTCTAGTTTCTGGACTTTTTCTTTTAAAGTATCTACATTATCCTCATTTATCAAGCACTGTGATTGTAATACTATTCGACCCCCATCAACCTCTTCAGTTACTACATGTAAGGTACAACCACTAACTTTTTCATTGTTATCTAAAACTGCTTGATGAACATTTAAATCCATCATACCATTATATTTAGGTAATAATGAAGGATGTATATTTAATATTCTATCTTTATATTCATCTATTAATACTTTTGATACTATTTTCATGTAGCCAACTAAAAACACAAGGTCTATTTGATAACAACGAAGTAAATTAACTAATATTTCATCGTATTGTTCTTTTGATAAATCTTTTTTAGGTAGATAAATAAAAGGTATATTATATTCTTTTGCTTTTTCTAGAATTCCAGCATTTTTTTTATCAGTTACTATAACCTTAACATTAGCACTTATTTCTTTATTCATAATACCTTTTAATAATCCAAGACAGCTTGTACCATTTGTTGAACCTAAAATAGCAATATGGGGAGCGATTAATGGACTTTTTTTTATTAATTGGTTTATACCAATATCTTTTCGATAATAACTACCATCAAAAGATACTTTGTTAATATTATTATAAATAATAGCAAGTGCTTTATAGAGAGTATCAGCAGTACAAACTATTGATAATACACGCCCGCCAGTTGTATATCCATTATTAATATTTCCATAATATAATTTTATGGATTTATGCATATTCCCAATATTAATTTTAATTGGTTCATCTAATTTACTTTCGGGGTAATCTTGGTGTGCTAGAACAATATTTGCAGCATATTCTTTTTTCCACACAATAGCTATTGTTTGTCTGTTTATACAAGCCATTATTATTTCATACAAATCAGTTTCTAATAAATTGAGAATAACTTGAGTTTCGGGATCACCAAATCGACAATTAAATTCCAAAAAATAAATTCCATTTTTAGTTTTCATTAAACCTGCATATAAAACACCAACATAATTTAATTCTCTTACTATTTTTTCCATATAAATTTTTACTTGTTCAAGTTCATTTTCATTTAATACATTAGCAGGACATATAGCACCCATGCCTCCAGTATTTGGGCCAGTATTATTATCATAAATTGTTTTATAATCTTGGGTTTGTGGCATTAACATAACATCGGTTCCATTACAAAAACCTAACACAGATACCTCTTCTCCATATAATTTTTCTTCAATTATAATTTCAACATCTTTTGATAACATTTCAATACTAGCTTGAATACCTTCTGATATAGTATTTGGAATAACTACTCCTTTCCCTCCAGCTAAACCTGGATATTTAATTACATAATTATTATTAAATTTACCCAAAAATATATCTCTAACATCATTCATATTGTTATATATTTTATATTTTGCTGTTGGTATATTGAATATATTCATTAAATTCTTGGCAAAAATTTTACAACCTTCTATCATTGATGCATTTTTACTTGGTCCAAAACATTTAATATTATTTTGTAAAAGTAAGTCATAAATCCCGTCTACTAAATATTGTTCAGGGCCAACAACAACAAGATCTATTTTTTTATCTTGACATATTTCAACTATATTTTTAATATCATTACAAATATTTTCTGTATTATTGATAGAATTATTATTATTTAATGTATATACTTTTAATACCTTGGAAGATTCTAATAATTTATTTATGATAACATGTTCTCTTGCTCCATTGCCTAATACCAAAATATTGGACATAATTATAAATAACTATGATATAATTATTTATATTTATACGTATTAAACACAAATCAATTTTTATTAACACATTTATATTATTACAATCTTGATTGTAATAATATAATAATGGTTAATAAGTTTTAATTTGGAAAGAAAAGAAAAAAAGAGTTTTTCTTTACCCAAATCAATTTTTATACTAATTCGCTTCCAGTAATTAATTCGTAAAATTGTAAATAAACTTTACTTAATTTATCACGTAAATCATCTGGAATAGTAATATTATCAGCTGTATATGGGTCTTGATAATTTTCTTTTACCCATCTTCTGATAATCTCTTTATCTAAATTTTCAGGTTCTTTTCTATTTGCTATTCTTTCTTGATAACTATGTTTAAACCAGAATCTACTAGAATCAGGAGTATGAACTTCATCAATTAGTAAAACTCTTCCGTCATCAGTTAAACCAAACTCATATTTAGTATCAACTAGAATGAGTCCACGTTTATCAGCTACCCTTTGACCAAATTCAAATAATTTGATAGCATACTCTTTACAAATATTCCAATGTTCTTCACTCATAATATTTTGTTCTAAAATTTCTTTTTCAGATATAAGTTCATCACTAATATCAGATTTAGTTGTTGGTGTTAGTAAAATTTGGTCTAATTTATCATTTTTTTTATAACCATCTCTAAGCGAATGACCACAATAATGTCGTGAACCTTTAAGATAGTTTTGCCAAATTGATGTTTTAGTGCTACCGGTCATATAGGAACGCATAACAAATTCAATAGGGAAAACAGTGCATTTTTCTACAATAGATAAATCATTGTAATTACTATCAACAAGATGGTTTGGAATAAAATGTTTAGTTTGGTTAAACCACCAAGCACTTACTTTATTTAATACCATACTTTTCATTGGAATGGTTGTTAATACTTTATCAAAACTACTTAACCGTTCTGTTGCAACCATTCCTAATTGATTATCATTATTATTGATAGTATAAATATCCCGAATTTTTCCATTACGAATAAGACCACCTAAACAATCTATATTTTCTTCTGGTTTTGTTACAACAATGTGATTATATTTTTCCTTAATATCATCTATACGTAAAATATCACGATTGGTTTTATGAATACCATGAACTGCTAGTCTATATTTTGGTTCAATTAATCCACAAATTTTTAAAACCGCTATAACAGCATTATTTGGTTTAAGCACAACCATTGGTGCAATTTCTGTTGGCATACTAACAGATGAATATAAATCATACATAGTATCATTATTTAAGGGCGGGCAACTAATAATAGGAATATCAACTGAACCATCGATTAATGCACTAAGTGCATTTGATTTACCTGCAATAGTAACCATCACAGGAACAGTTCCATCATTATTATATTTATTTATTAAATCGAGAACTCGGGTTGGATATTTATGAGCGGAACATACACGAATAATAGTATCTAAACCATATTTTTTTAAACCTTCACTAATTAAAGTACCATGTTTTAAATCTTTAGAAGAGCCTAATATAATTGGAACTAACATATTAAATATTATAAAAATATATCTTTTAAATATTTATGCTTAAAGTTATTCATAATAAATATCTATAAATTCAGTTTTAACTGTATCTACTTTATCTTGTGAGGTTATATTTTCCTCTAATTTAATATTATAAATTTTTTCATATAACACAAATGCATTCATCTGAACTAAATCTTCTTTAGTATAACGAACCCCCGTAACAAATTCATTATAATATATGTTAACTTTTTCATTAAATTCTAATGTAGAATTTATCATGTTTTTAATTATTTTTATATATTCTACATTAACGCTATATTTTAAAAATCTTGCTAAGAATTTATGATTAGCTAATTGTCTATTACATAAATATTGGACTACAGGTTCATATTTATTAGTTACATTATTTGTATTATAAGAATTGCTTGCAAATACTATATCTCCTTTATTATTTTTAATACAAAAATTTAACCCAGTATTATCATTGGTATGATTTATAATAGTATTTTTTTCCCGTGATGAAATAATATTCATTATGAATTTATTTTGGTTTACATATTCTATATAATATAAATAAAATTTTTCGTCTAAATTTTTATTAAATGTTGAAAAGAAATATGCTGATATAGATATGGAATAGATTTCAGACAATAAATGAGTAACCTGATTGGTGCTTGCCATCTGACCTGTAACATAAGTTGTTATAGTTGGAGCATTTTCTATGTTTGGTTGTTCATAGCGATTAAAACCTTCCCCTGTATCAACAATTTGTTGTTCAGTTTGTTGTTCAGTTTGTTGTTCAGTTTGTTGTTCAGTTTGTTGTTCAGTTTGTATTAGTGCCGAAGTTGTTTTAGATACATATGGTAATAAGGTCTCAATTCTTTTATAAAAGCGTTCCAAGACTTGTTTATTTGGTAATTTTTCAAGTTTATTATTAATAAAATCTAATCTTATTAAATACTCATTTTGTAAATATTCTTTTGCTTTTTCAGGTGTTAATGTTGGATATATCAAGTAAGGATTAAATAAATCCATTGTATAACTTTCTTTACTGTAATTATTTAATTCTCTTACACCGTAATTAATATTTTGTTCTATTTTTTTTATTTCCATATTTGTTAATTTTTCATAATTTTCATTATT